ATTAGATTTAATGGAAGATAATAAGTTAAAAGCGTGTAATGCTGTGGAACTTGCTACTGTTGCTTCTCGTCTTGCTAATATAGGCATTAAAAAAGGTGTTGAAAGTGGAAGAATACAAGTTAATATTTACACTCCACCTCTTAGAACAGAACAGGATTTTGAAACGGTTAAGATTGTTGGTGGGAATTAGTCAAAGATAAAAATGACTACAACAATAACACCACAAATCGAATTTACTTGGAAAGCAAATCCTGGGAAACAGGAAACATTCTTGTCCGCACCAGACACCATCCTTGAAGTGTTCTATGGCGGGGCCGCTTTTGGAGGTAAGTCAGAAGCATTAGTTATGCTTCCAATAGTTAGGCGTTTCTATGAAGAACCAACCTTTCATGGTCTTATTCTACGTCGAACATTTCGTCAACTTGAGGGTTCTTTAATATTAAAAGCCCATGATTATTATCCTCTCTTTGGTGGGAAGTATAATGAACAAAAAAAACGTTATACATTTCCCTCAGGTGCAATTATAGATTTTGGTCATGCTGAACACGAACACGATATTACTTCGTATGATACCGCGGAATATCAATATATAGCTTTTGATGAATTAACCCACTTTACAGAATATCAATATCTATATATGGTTAGTCGGTGTCGTACTCGTTCCCCACGTATTCCTAGACTAATGCGTAGTGCAAGTAATCCTGGAAATATAGGTCATGGATGGGTTAGAAAAAGATTTGTTGAACCCGCTAGAGAGGGAATGAAAGTATTAGTAGACTCCGATAACAATAAACGGATGTTCATTCCCGCTTTCATTTCTGATAATCCTGTTGGCCTAAAATTAAATCCAAATTACCCACAGCAATTAGAATTATTGCCTGAAGCCGAGAAACGCGCGAAACTTTACGGAGATTGGTGGACTTTTTCGGGTCAGGTTTTTTCTGAGTGGCGCGAACACAAAATGCCAGATGAACCAGACAATGCTATTCATGTAATAAAACCTTTTGAAATTCCTACTTGGTGGCCTCAGCTTTTAGCTATTGACTGGGGATATTCTGCTATGTTATGTGCTGGGCGTTACGCGCTAGTTCCTAACTCCCCTCGCGTAGTAAAATTCCAGGAGTATACATCTAAAAAGGAAAATATTTCTGTTTGGGCTGCTAATATAACTCGTCTGTGTGAGTCACGTAGGCCAGATTTTGTAGTAATAGATAAATCTGCTAATCAACACAGGGGTGAGCCTCGAACAATAGCAGAACAGTTTAGAGATATTTTTGGGATGACCCCTTTACTTAGCGACAGTGATCGCGTGGGCGGAAAGATGTTAATGCACGAATATCTACGCTGGACACTAAGACCTTATTCTTACTCTCCAAAAGATGCTCGCCCTGATCCAGATACAGTAGAATATATTTATAGGGCACGTGGTTTGGAAGCTCAACGAAATTATCTAAAGTCATTTGAAAATCCGCAGCATGAAGATTTGACCATGCTGCCTAAACTCCAAATTTTTGAAACTTGTCCTGAAACTATAAAAGCGATTCCGCTTTGTGTATATGATGAGAAAAATGTAGAAGATGTCGCTGAATTTGATGGTGACGATCCTTATGATGAGACTCGTTATGCACTAAAACAGATTAGAAGATTGAAAGATACTAAAGAGGATGTTACACTTCTTAAAAGTGCTCAGGCTTCAGAACAACTAAATAAATCTGGTGATATGACAAGTTACTACTTAAAAATGAGAAATCTTGATAGACAAAGAAATCTACCTTTTGGTGTTAGAATAAGACGGAGGCATCGTGTTTTGGTTTAATCCATTCAGACGAATTAAAGAGCTACAGGAGTCTGAAAGAGTCCATCGAGCGGAGATAGATTTTCTTGCCATTCAATTAGAAGAGTGTAGAGGGAATAATTCTACATTAGAGCGTTGGTTAGCTGAAGTTAGACAAGAACGAGAGGAATTAAAACAGAATCTTTATAGAATCTCTGGTATTATTCGTGATATTCCACAAACAGCCTCGTCCTTTGCACAAATGCCAGCAGGCCGTGTTCCTTGGCGTAAAGTACAAACAGCTTTAGAAGAAAATCGAAGGCAAATGTCCACACCAATTACTAAAGCTACTATTGATGAGATAGAAAAAGAGGTTGGAATAAATAATGCCAGCTAAATCGGCTAAACAGTATAGAATGATGCAGGCTATATCACATGGCACATCTAAAATGGTTGGTGGGCCGAGTCCAGAGGTAGCCAAAGAAATGATAGAAAAGACACCAGCTAAGAAAAGACAAATGTTTGCTAAGAAGAAACATGGAAATTCCTGAAGAACATAAAGAGATCGTAGATAACGCACTGAAGAAACTTTTAGAGGATGCTGAAAGAGAAGATTCGTCTGTTCGTGACAATCTCGTTCGTGAAGCTAAGAGAAATGATCTATTTTGGCACGGACTTCAGCACATTTTCTGGGACTCTATAGCTATGGACTGGCGTATTCCAACACATGAAGATTTGAGAACTGTACCTTTTGTAAGTGAAGAGGCCGAATTTATTTATGACTACGTTATAAACATTATCAAACCGCATGGAGAGAGTATTATTGCTGCATTATCTTCAGATATTCCATCAGTAAGATTTAAGCCATTTGATCCAGATAAGTCAACTGATGTAACCGCAGCAAAAGGTGCATCTGATACAGCTTATAAAATAGCGAAAGATAATAAAGATTCATTATTATTTATACATGCACTTTTTACTCTTTATACTGAACATATATTAGGGGGTTACACTTACTCCACAGAAAATAACGAAGTTCCCCCATTATCTTTACCTACCTATGGAAATGTTAAGAAGAATAAGACCACATACATATGTGAAGTATGCCCTCACACTGAAGAAGAGTTCACTTCTATAGATGCTGGCGTGCAACAAAAACAATGTCCAGACTGTGAAACTCCACTTTTGCAGGGTACAGAACAGACTGAAATGATAGAAGAGGTTGGTAAGACGGATCATCCAAGAACTAAACAGATTATTGAAACATATGGAATCTTAAATTTGAAAGTTCCTCTGTATGTGAAAGAACAATCTGGTTATGGGTATTTGATAAATTATATTGATGCCCATTATTCTGAAGCTATAGAGATTTATGAAAATTTTGATATAAAACCAGAAGGAGGTACAAACTCGGAGAAATTTCTCCGGTCCCCTTCACAGTCTAGTACAGCCTTATCATCTGATACAAAAGATTTAGTTACAATAAAAAGATGTTGGTTCAGGCCAGCCCGTTTTAATATCTTGGAAGTGGAAGAAGTACAAATTCTCAAAGAACTATTCCCAGGGGGAGCTAGGGTAGATTTTATAAATGATGAGTCTGTAAGAATTAAACCAGAATCTATGGATGACCACTGGAGATGCACTAAACCTGGTTTATCTAGGTTCTCTCATTCTGATCCAATTTGTAATTCTCTTATATCATTACAGGAGCTGCGTAATAACTCTATTAACTATTTAGACCAAAGTTTAGAGTATTCTATTCCAGATAAATATGCTGATCCTAGGGTTATAGATTTTGAGGCATACCGCAAAAGTGAGAATTCTCCAGGATTGTTGTATCCAGCTACTACACAAAATATTGGAGATAGACCATTAGGGGAATTTTTCCACTCTGAAAGAGCCGCGACATTCCCAAAAGAGGGAGTTGACTTTATTGGTTTAATAGATGCAGATGCTCAACAAGCGGTTGGGGACTTTCCTTCAGTACATGGCGGTCCTGGTAGAACTGGCTCTAAAACTTTGGGTGAATATGTTCAATCTCGTGCTTATGCTCTACAACGTCTTTCTATTCCTTGGGTGTTTCTAAATATTTGGTGGGCTGAATTATTCTATATTGCAGTTAAAGACTATCTCAAAAATTTAATTGGGGATGATTTTTTCACTAAGCCTTCTCAAGCTGGTTACGATAAAGTATGGCTTAAAAGATCATACGCCGAAGGCGATTTTAATGTTCTTTATCCAGAATCTAGTGATAGTTTTCCAGTGTCGGCTGCACAGAAAATGGCACTAATTACGGATATGGTTGGACTTAATTCTCCAGAAGTTAATTCTATTCTATTCTCTCCATTAAATGCTAGAGAAATTGCTGACACGGTTGGATTTAAAAATTTGAAGTTTCCGTTTGAGGCTCAAGCTAATAAACAGTATAGAGAAATAGAAATGATGCTTCAAGCTGAAGCTATAGATTTAGGAAATGGGGAATTTCAGACAACAGTTCCTATAGAAGCAGAGATAGATGAAAATAATATACACTTGGAAGTAACGGCGGATTTTTTGTGTAGTAATACTGGACAAGATTTGAAGATGTCCAATCCTGGAATTTACATGAACGTACTAGCTCACCATCGAATGCACTTTATGAATGAGCAACAGAAAATGTTGACTCAGCCAATGGAAGAAGAGGTACAAAAGTGAGTATTAGGATTCTTTTGACTCGCGGAATACCCGTAGAAGTTGTAACAGATTTAGCCACTGGAGAAACTGGTGCAAGGGGAATTGAGTTTTGTATTCCTGCAACTCCTGCGGGATTACCAACTGTAACATTTACTACCCAAGGGACTGTTACAGCATTAGTGGGTAATTTACAAATCACTCAAGATGATGGAACTACCTGGAGAAATTTTATTGCTGTGGATTTTGTAGCTCAGCCAGTTTTAACTCTCGAACTATCTCCTGGAGCAGGTTATCGTTTTAATTTTACCACAACTACACTAACTGGAACTGTTGATATAAAGGCTAGTTTAAGGTGATGAAAAAACTTCTACTTCTTTTGACACTAT